CATATCTTGAAAAACAACCATGGGCCCATGAAATTCGCGAGTATGCCAATAAGAATCCGAAAAGACCAGTAATAGTTGAATGTGGTGATACAGGATACATGACATACCTCAGATACGGTAAAAAATAATACTTGCTTTCCACGGCGAATTAGTCTATAATGAAAGACATTTGATCATGGTGGAAATATGTCCCTTTATATCGATAAAAAATATGTGGCGCTGATCTCCTCAAAGCTTGATCAATTCAAGCAAAAGAGTGAGTTCCTGTGGAATTTTAGATGCCCATTATGCGGAGACTCCAAGAAGAACAAATATAAGGCTCGTGGTTATATCTATAGAACCAAGTCTGATTTGTTCTATTCATGCCACAATTGTGGTATGAGTTTACCATTCATGAAGTTCCTTAAGGGTATTGATATATCATTGTACAATCAATACCGACTGGAGAAGTTTCAGAACAAGGCCGCGAACGCACCAGCACCTAAAGTGGTGTCCACCAAACCTATATTCAATATACAGAAGCGGTGGGATGCTATAAGCATTGAGTCCTTACCTGATACACACTCAGCGAAGAAATTCCTTTTAAAGAGGAAAATTCCCACTTCGGAACTCAAGAACCTGTTCTATACTGATGACTTTGCATCATTTGTAAAAGACTCATTGGGTGTGGATAAGGAACTAAAGAAGAACGATCCTAGGATCATCATTCCATTCAATGATGGTAATGGACACTTGCTTGGTGTGCAGGGCCGCGCCCTTATGGATTCCAAGGTGAAATACATCACCATCAAGATCAATGATGATGTACCTAAGATTTATGGTCTTGATAGAGTATTCCTTGATAAGATGCTGTATGTTGTTGAGGGACCGTTTGACAGTATGTTTCTGCCAAATTGTCTGGCGATGATGGAATCAGACCTCTATTCGGTGTTCTCAATCATTGGTCATGATAAGGATTGTGTTCTCGTTTTTGATAATGAACCACGCAATCCACAGATCGTAAGTCAAATGGAAAAGACCATCAAGGCAAATAAAAAAATCTGTATTTGGCCAAATAATATCGTTCAAAAAGATGTCAATGACATGTTTTTAGCAGGTTTAGAACCAAGAAGTATTATAGATAGTAATACTTTTTCGGGTCCTATGGCAGTCCTCAGATTCAACTCATGGAAAAAATTCTAAAGGAGATATATTATGGTACAAACTGTTAAATTGATTGCGATTACAAATCCCATAGAGAATATGGAAACGGAAGACCTGATTGGATATTGTGCCAGGGTATCCAATCCATCCAATCAAGATAATTTTGATACAACCGATAAATTGTTGAATTATTGCCTGCGCAATCAACACTGGAGTCCATTTGAGATGGTTCATGTTGTGTTTGAGATCAATACAACAAGAGATATTGCCAGACAGATATTGAGGCATAGAAGCTTCAGTTTTCAAGAATTCAGCCAACGCTATGCCGACCCAACTCAGTTGGGTTTTACTGTTAGAGAGACCCGTTTGCAGGATAAAAAGAACCGACAAAGTTCTATTGAAACCGAAGATGATGAATTGAAAAACATTTGGCGGCAAAAACAAAATCAATTAATTCATGAAGCAAAAATTGCTTACAAGTGGGCCTTAGATAATGGTATTGCTAAGGAACAGGCAAGATCAGTATTGCCTGAGGGTTGCACAAATTCTAGACTTTACATGGCAGGCAGCCTTAGGTCATGGATACATTATTGCCAGCTCCGTATGGGTAACGGCACACAAAAAGAACATCAAGAGATTGCCAAAGAATGCTGGGCAGTTCTACAAACAAGATTCAAATTTCTCAAAAACCAGGAGTAATCCCAACAATGAGCAACTATTTTCCAACAGCGTACCAAGAGTATATTCACCTATCCAGATACTCAAGGTGGTTACCAGAACACCAAAGGCGAGAAACATGGGTAGAGACTGTCGATAGGTATTTCGACTTTTTCGATGAACACCTAATGGACTTACATAAGTTCACCCTCGATAAAAAGATCAGAACAGAGCTGAGAGAGGCTGTGTTGTCTCTTGAGATAATGCCATCAATGCGATGTCTTATGTCCGCGGGTGAGGCCCTTAAGAGGGAAAATGTGGCTGGTTATAACTGCGCATATGTTGCATGTGACTCCCCAAGAGTGTTCGACGAAATACTCTATGTACTGATGAATGGTACTGGTGTTGGTTTCTCCGTTGAACAGAAATATGTGGATCAATTGCCAGAAGTCGCTGAGGAATTTCATAGCAGTGATACCACAATAGTTGTTGCTGATAGTAAGTTGGGATGGGCCAAGGCGCTCAAGGAACTCATTCATCTATTATACTCCGGACAGATACCTAAGTGGGATGTAACAAAGGTTAGACCGGCAGGATCACCTCTAAAGACGTTTGGTGGCCGCGCATCAGGACCTGAACCTTTGGTAGCGCTATTCAAATTCTGTGTAATGAAGTTTAGGTCTGCGGCCGGACGAAAACTTACCACAATTGAATGCCATGATATTATTTGTAAGATTGCGGAGATTGTTGTGGTTGGTGGTGTGCGTCGGTCTGCTTTGATATCACTATCCGACCTTAGCGATGACCGTATGAGGTCAGCAAAGTCTGGTGACTGGTGGAAGGAAAACGTACAGCGGGCACTCGCGAACAACTCATTTGTCGCTAAGGACAACAACATCGATGTTGGTATATTCATGAAGGAGTGGTTGTCCCTTTATGAGTCTAGGTCTGGTGAGAGAGGTATTTTCTCACGAGTCGCCAGCAAAAACCAGGTAGAGAAACTTGGTCGCCGCGATGTTGACCATGAGTTTGGCACTAACCCATGCTCGGAGATCATCCTTAGGTCACGCGAATTCTGTAATCTAACTGAGGTTGTTGTTAGAGCAACAGACACACCCGAAACATTGAAGCGAAAGATAAGACTTGCGACAATACTAGGCACAATTCAAAGCACACTAACAAACTTCAAATACATTTCAAAACAGTGGAAACAAAACTGTGAGGAAGAGAGATTGCTTGGTGTATCTCTCACCGGCATCATGGATAATGGATATACAAATGGTAGGTTCTCAAGGACAACAGATCAACCATTGGGTGATTTGCTTGAGGAACTGAAACATGAGGCCATTGCATCAAATAAGGAATGGGCCAGCAAGATCGGCATACCAGCATCAGCAGCCATTACATGCGTAAAGCCTTCTGGTACAGTGTCACAGTTGGTCGACTCGGCCTCAGGCATCCATTCAAGACATTCACCATATTACATTCGTACCGTGCGAGCAGACAAGAAAGACCCACTGGCAAAATTGATGATTGACCTTGGATTCCCTGTTGAGGACGACGTAACCAAGCCAGATCATACCTATGTGTTTTCGTTTCCAATCAAGTCTCCAGAGTCGGTTTTCTATCGTTCAAATATGACTGCCCTACAACAATTAGAGTTGTGGTTGGTGTATCAGAACCATTGGACAGAGCACAAGCCATCGGTCACCATCACAGTAAAGGAGCATGAGTGGCCTGAAGTTGGTGCTTGGGTCTGGAAGCACTTTGATCAGATATCTGGCATATCGTTCCTACCGTATAGTGACCATGTTTACCAGCAAGCACCTTATCAAGACTGCACCAAGGAAGAGTATGAGGCCCTGGTGGAGAGAATGCCTAAGAATGTTGACTGGTCGCAATTGTCTAAATATGAAAGGGAAGATCATACCACATCCACTCAGGAATTGAATTGCAGTGCGGCAACCGGATGTGAGATATAAGAGGGGATGTAATGTCAAAACGAATCGAAAATATTACCTGCCCCGGATGTGATTCTGAATATAAGATTACGTTCAATGATATATCCGTATCAGGTCTTCCCAAGTTCTGCACATTTTGTAGTGAGGAACTATATCTGGATGAACCAGAAGAACCAGATGATGAATATTACCCGGAAGGAGACGATTAATGTTTATCGGATGGATTTGGAAGAACCGTAAGCGCCTGAAGGAAGAATATAAGAAGCACAAGCTTGATACAGCATTTGTTAAGCTGGTGGTTGCTGAGATGGACCGTCAGCGTGAAGGTATGGCCAGAATTGAAAAAGAGATGTCGCACAGAACAGACCTGAATCGCAATTTGACACCAACAGAATCACTACTAACTAAAATGCTATCGGAGAGATGGGAGAACGCCAAGAAGGAATTGGAGAATAAACAAGCTCCTGCCATTGAGGTGAAGGTAGAGACCGGCCCAGTTGAGGCTGGGGGCATCGACCCTCTTTATAATCTCAAACCTACACTTGCCGGTAAAGTGTATTCTGATGGTAACGTTATTGTGAGATACCATAAGGAGGAAAGTGCTAATGTCTGAAGATTATAAAAAAGGATACAGGGATGGATATCGCGACGCGAAGGAAGATGAAAGAAAGATAACCTTTCCCATTCCTACGTATCCATACCCAAAAATACCAAACGCAGCTGATATTAGGTGCGCAACATGTGGCATCTCGATGCAAGGGCCTATGGGATATGTTTGCCCGAGACATGATTGCCCAAGTAAAGTTGTATTACTTCAGGAGAAAGCAGAACAATGAAGACTCTTAAAGAATTCCTTGTTGATAAAAAATTAATGAAAGCTGGAGGAACTGGTGGTGATCCGCCGAAATCCCCTCCTAAAAGACGTGGAGGCGGCGGCCGCGGTCCTATAGAGGTTAGAGATGATAATGGAAAAGTGATAGGACTTGTACATAAGTTTCGAGGTGAGACAGATTGGGATGCGATACATCATCCATCCAATATGTCATGGGGACTAATTGATACTCCAGAAGATGGTATATCATTAGTGAAATCACACCATGCAGAATGGTTAAGAGATCAAAAAAGAAGGTAACTATATACCTCCATCATGGAGGTATAGTATGTGGATTTATAAAGGAACCGAGATAGACGAAACAACACTTGACAACTATGTTGGTTTCGTGTATATTATAACTAACCTGACCTCAGGTCGAAGGTACATAGGGAAGAAACTCCTGAAGTTCTCCAAGACCAAGAGAGTCAAAGGTAAGAAAAAGAAATTCAAAATTGCATCTGATTGGAAAACATATTATGGTTCTAATGCTACCTTACTTTCTGATATTGAAAAACTTGGACAGCAAAACTTCAAACGGGAAATAATTCACCTTTGTCAAACCAAGGGTGAATGTTCCTATTTGGAGGCGAAAGAGCAGTTCCAGGTTGACGCTATATTGAGTCCGAACTATTATAATGAATGGATCATGTGCAAGATTAGTTCGAGACACCTAAAAGGATTATATAATGATGACTTCTAATCCCATTGCTGTATTATCAAAATGCTTGGCGCAGGCCGAGTTTGTTGATATGCCTTATGTTGAAGATGAGCGCCGGGTGCCTGATTATCAGGTCTATAGGGGAAGCTCGGCCGAGCAGTATGCTGCCTGGCGCAAGGCAAACCATGAGCCGTATGAGCGCAAACCTCATGATTATGAGTTATTTGTACATGCCATGTTTCCTCAGACCTGGAGCAATACGGCTCTTGGATTTGGTGGTGTGGCCGGCCAGGCGTTCACAACAGCATATGTGGTCATCATAGGATGCACGTATAATGGTACGTATTGTGTTTACTTTGGTGGCCAGTTTGCTTATGCCCTTAGCATGGATAAGTTGAACAACGAAACATTTTGGGCAGACATTCAGAATGCCAGAATGGCTGATGTTGGTCAGCAGAGCAAATACCATATCAAAGTCAAGACTAAAAATGATTTGTAAGAGATGTAATACCGATATGTTGGTCGGTTTTGCCTTGTGGCCATGGTATCAGTATTTGGTTCACTATTTCGCCCCTCAACCAAAGGCGAACAAACTTAAAGAATGTTGGAAGTGTCCGAAGTGTGGACATTCGGAGGAAATGAATGGCCGTGGCAAAGTTTAAGAATCCCTGCACATGTGGTGGGTATGCTCATACCATGAATGGCCGCGATCCCGCCAATCCCCATATGGGTTGGTGTCCACAGGCAGAAGAATATGCCAAATGGTACAAATTACAAAAGGACATATCAGACAAACTCACCGAATCAATTCTTGAGGCTGAGAAGAATAGATTGTCCACAGCAACGCTACCTTTAGACACACTTAGGGAGTCTCTGGAACAAATACAGAGATTGCGTCGTGCTCTAATACACATTCAGAATTCATATATTGAGTTATCATATGATAAGGCAGCATGGCAGAGGGATCAGTTTATCCGAGATGCCAAGGACGCTGTAGATAGAAGTTATAAAAGAGGAAGATACTCAGAAGGAGAATGAACATGAGTGATAACAACAACGATAACAAGAACAAGAACAACAACAAGAACAACAACGATAACAACAAACCGAAGGAAAAGACCTTCACTCAGGCCGATATTGACAAGGCCTTGACGGCCGCCCTGGAAAAGTACAGGTCCGTCAAACCATGGATTGAGTATAGAAGCGGAATCACCCATCTAGGCTCGTTTGAAATCGACCTGAAAATTCGATGCGGTGATATTCAACTTGGTCAGGCTCTTTCCGAGGTTGTTACCAAAATGATCAACATCACTCATGCGGATACGAAAGATTCCAAGTAAAATGATGACATACACCTGGGCCTGTAATTGTGGCGCCGAGACTGAGTGTGAAAGAGAAGACTTTGCTTTGGGTGCTGTATTTCAGTGCCCAGCATGTCTCAAGGTCTATGGTGCAGTACAGCCCAAGATTGGTGGAAAGGTCTGGATCGAAATATCAGACTCAGACGTAAAATTCCATAAGCTTCTGGATGAACCAGAAGAGGAAGACTAGTACAACCTTAAGTAATTCACTACAACTTTAAGTATTACGTAGTCCTACTTAGTAGTGCTATGCGCCAGATGCATACCTGCTATGCGAAAATAGTTCTTGCTATTCGTCCCTTTGTGTCCTATATTCATGTTCACGTTAGACGACACAGAGACAACACACACATGATCCTCTCTAAGCAAAGCATCATCGAACTACTGGAAAAGAACGACAAGGCAGTAATGCGCGCACTGATCGTCCTCACTGAGCGGCAGACCGCCGACGAGCAGGCATCCGAGGCTACGCGGCATCACAACATGCGCGGGTTCCGTCCGTGTCATGCTCGAATGGGTACGTCCATGGGCAAGCAGGCCTCTCGGTACGGCCGACTGTCGGCGAAGCAACTCGCATACTGGCGCCGGCCCATGAAGGGTGGCAAGATGCGTATCGCGATTTATGCTGGACAACTCCTCGAGGTTGCTCGGGAGAAGAATAAGCAAACTGTCACAACCGCATCCAGGATCGTGGCAGAACGCGCCTTAGCAGAACGCGCTGAGGCCGAGCTGGCCGAGAGGCAGATGCAAGAGATGGAAGCACGGGGCGACCGCGAGCAGACTATTCGTGACGAGCGGAACAAGATGAAGGCTCGTATCCAAATGGAGAAGATTGAGGCATGGAAAAGGAATCTGCGGACCAGGTCCGCTTGACACTGACAATCGATCAGGTCATTGAAATTTTCAGGGCCGGCATGCGCCGTGGCGAGGAAGAAGCTTCGGCATTCGATTGGGGATGCTCCCCCATTGGCCGCGCATCCGATGATTTGGTGGAGGCACTCATGGACATTGATATGTCTCGCGACTATGCCTCTAACTTGGTGAAAGGAAAACTGTAATGGGATTCGTGATCTATTTCGCCTTTCTGATGATATTCGGTGCACTGTACGCGTGCTCCTATAGCGACTTCTGGCTGGGCGTGATATTCCTATATCTCGCCGGTGGCATCGGCATGTTTTTTTCCTGGTTGTTCCCGGAGTCTCCGTGATGTTCTGGCTAATCTTTTTCGGCATAATCATACTACTCGCAATCCTGATCAACTGGCTTAACGGGACTCTCTAGCCATGTATCAACTCTTCCTTGACGATCTCCGCATGCCGCCTAAGGACGGCCGCAAGTGGATAATTGCGCGCAGTATGGCCGACGCGATCCATTGCATCGATACGTTGGGCATGCCTTGCCACATTTCGTTCGACCATGACCTTGGTGAGGGCATCAACAATGCTCATGTTCCTTCTGGCAAGGACTTCGCCAATTGGCTGGTGGATTACATTATTGATCATGAGTATACGGCAATTCCGTTCACCTGGCAGGTGCACTCGGCCAACCCCGTAGGCGCCGACAACATTCGGAAACTGTTGGATGGTTTCGAGAGAGAATATTTCGGCGACCAATGACATAATTTGGTCACAATTGATTGCTAAGATACCTGTAGGATATGAGTTAGTCATTCCCTTGCGTGGCAGTCCTTACTTGAGAAGGAAATATATTAGTGAAAAGCAAATCCACAAGTAAGGCGCGCCACGCCAAATTTCTGAGGTCGCTTGGAGTGCCTGAACGGCGCGCTAAGCGTCCTCTTTCTGTTTGGCCCGTCGATACGTATGTGCCCCGCCTAGTTGCTCCTACATCTGATACCATCCCCGCAAATGGCCATAAGTCGTCCCTTGATGACTATAAATGGAAACGTGGAGCCACAGAGAATCCACAAGAGATATATAAGGCAGAGCAGAAACGTAAGAAGATCGCTCCTTATACCAATAAGGGCGGATACATGTATATAACCGAGGAGACTGATCCCAAGTCTATTGGAAAGAAGGTGTAAAATGGTTGACAACGATACAATTTTCCTGTATTCTAGAGACAATTGCCAGTGGTGTGATAAGGCAAAGGAACTTTTGACCAGCAATGGTCTAGAATTCGTGGAACTCAAACTCGGTGTTGACTACACCAAGGAATTTCTCCAAAACAAAACTGGAATTATCAAGAGACTGACCGTGCCTCAAATCTTTGTTGGTGACGATCACATTGGTGGTTATGATCACCTCAAGGCATGGTTTTCAATGAATGATCAAATGAAAGGAAATACGTATGTTGGAACGTGATAAGGTGGTCTCAGACCTCAAGGCACATGTTTGCAAGGTAGTCTTCACCAAGAAGGATGGAACCGACAGGACTCTGGTCTGTAGTCTCCGGGAGCATTTCCTTCCTGAGGACTATGAACCGGTCGAAGGCCGCAAGGAGAACCTGGATGCGGTCAGTGCCTGGGACCTTGAAAAGTGGGCCTGGCGTTCATTCCGACTGGACTCGATTAAGTCATTTGAGGTCATTGTATGACGACAAATGACCAAAATAAAAACAGAAGTGTTATTGAGGACGCCCTTGATATTCGCGAGGCCTTGCATTTTCCATGGTGGAAGCCGGCCTGGTTTGAAGTCGGTTATGAACCTCTAGGCCCGGACTACATTCCTCCAGTCAAATTTGACATTCCCATATGGACTCTAACTATGCCTATGTGGGTAATAACCCTGGTCTTTTGCCACATGGCTGTATTGCGGTTGTTCGCGTATATTCATCTATATAGGATAGTCAATTACGGAACTGTGGGAGATCGGATCCTTTTATTGTTAGTAATGTATATTATCACAGGAGCATTTTTTTATGCATGAAAGAAAAAATCGGCCACGAAAGGGTCGCAGGAAAATTGGGGCGAAGAAACGCAGAGCAAGGTCGGCAAGGAATAAGAGGCGCAGATGATCGAAGGGGCACTAGTTATCATTGGTTCAATCCTCTGTTTTATATTTCCAGCATGCGGTATACCCGTTGCTGGTAGTATGGGACTGCTATATGCCTATGCTGGCATCTGGGTTGCTCTGGTACTAATCGCTCTGGTGAAAAGTGTATGAGAGATGTAATCGCAATTCTATTCACTTCTGGATCACAATTTAGGGTCGCCAAGATATCCCTTGACGATCCTATTTTCATTGACTATAATGCAGAGAATGCTAAGGCTCTGTTTGGAAAGTCCAAGGTATATGCCCTCTTTGAGAATGCCTGGGATTATGCCTTTAGTATGTCCGATGAAATCTACTTTATAGACCACAGCACAAACATCTTCCAGGAAGAGAACGATGCCGCTTAGGATCAAGCAATCTGTTATCGATGTCCGTCATGTTGGTGAGGAACCGACATATGAGGATGTGATGACCAATATGGATATGATCAACGCCTATAATTGGTATAATTATATGTGCGACAACGATCAGGCCAAAGACTTTGTCCTTGAGCACCTTCGAGATAAGAAGATCAAGGCAATGCTTCCCTTTGTCAGTAAGATTCCTGCCATCGAGCTCAGGCATATCGGATGGAATCTGAGAATGCTAACCATAGGCAACAAGTTGCCTGAGGACGTGCAAAAGAACACTTTCGCCAAACTGATTGCTTTGGTTGAGGCGCAGAAGAAAAAGAAAGAGGACGCGCCCAAGGTCGAGGTTGAGAACGTAATCTCCATTCAGGAGAGAATTGCTAATAGAGCAGCAACACTGATCGGTGACCTGGAGGCCTGCCTGGATGAATTGTCATTGACAGGTGAGACCGAATTTGATGCGAATAAGTGGTTTCGAGACCAAGCAATCAAGGCGGCTGTAGCCAAGAAAATTCAAGAGTATTACAAGCCCGTATATAATGAGGTATATGATGCCTATAACAAGGCAGATGAGGACCTGGTGTATGCATATAGGCGCTGGAAGAGGCCGAAACTCAAGGCCTATATGGGCATGATCAACGACATTCTGATGGCCTGCGATACATTCGCGACCAAGGTCTCCACTTCCAGAAAACCTAGGAAGAAGAAAGAGAAGCCGGCTGCTGTCATTGTCAAACGCATGAAGTACTTGGAAAAGAGTGAATATGGTGATAGTGCCCCTGCCAAGGACATTATCGGTGCCCAGCAACTCTGGACCTATAACACCAAGAACCGCATGCTTAGTGTGTATAACTCACGAGGTCCTGCCGGTCTTTCTGTCAAGGGCACAACTGTAATCAATTATGATGATAAACTTTCCATCACTAAGAAACTCCGCAAACCGGAGGTTACAGTCAAGGCCGTTCGCGAGGCCGGTAAAATCCAATTGCGCAAGGTCATGACTGATCTAACGACAAAGGAAACGGAGTGCAATGGTAGGATAAATAGTCATACCATTCTAGTGAGGATCATTAAATGAACAAACCAGAATCCAATACCAATGTTCTAACATTTCCGGTCTCAAGGATCATCAACCCACACAATATCAATAGCGAACAACTTGATGCCGCCAAGGAGCGAAGTGTCAGGAATTTTGCCGATCAGGTATTGCAGGAGATGACCCACAATATGATGATGGACTTTAATGAGGTCGGTCTTGATACCTCAAGGCCTGAGTTCAACAAGGATTTTCATTACCTTGTTGTTGTCCTGGAAGCTCTGATTGCGCGAACACTCGATATAGAGCACCCAATGCACGAAATGATAGATGAGGAAGTTACGTTTACAATAGAGGATTAATTATGATATTAGTGGATACCAACCAGGTATTGGTTGCGGGAATTATGCATGACCTGAAGAAAAATGAAAGCATCAACGAAAGTCTGGTGAGGCATATTATTCTGAATTGCCTAAGGTCATACAAACGCATGTATGGCCAGAAATATGGTGATTTGGTTGTATGCTGCGACAACTCGAAATATTGGCGACGAGACTTCTTTCCCTATTACAAGGCGCATCGTCGGAGTGCCCGCGAGGCCTCCGGATTCGATTGGCAGTCAATCTTCACCTTCATGAAGAAAATACGTACCGAACTGGCTGAATTCGGTCCATATAAGGTACTTGATGTTGCTGGTGCTGAGGCTGACGATGTCATTGCTGCACTGGCCATAAAATACTCTTCCACCGAGAGTATCATGATTGTATCATCCGATAAGGACTTCACTCAATTACAGGCAAAGAATCCCGGAATTGCTCAGTACAGTCCTATCATGCAAAGGATGGTCAAGTCTGGTGATCCTCTGGCATACATGAAAGAGCACATCATTCGTGGTGATCGTGGTGATGGTATTCCCAACATACTCTCACCAGATACCACGTTTGTTTCCGGAGAAAGACAGAAAGTTATAAATAGTAAGAAACTGGCCCTATGGTTGAAACAAGACCCGGCGCAGTTTTGTGAAAATGACGTGATGCTCCGTGGTTGGAACAGAAATCAGACTTTGATCAATTTTGATTTTATACCTAAGGATGTGATCACTGCAATTCATGATAAGTATGACAACACAGGCCCAGCCAGTAAAAAGGTGTTCCTGCATTATCTGATGGAAAACAGATTGGGAGAACTTACAAAGGTTGTGGAAGAATTTTAGAGGAACAAGATGAAACAGATTTATGAGATTTTCGAGGAATTCGAGGCAATGGAGATGCCTGAGGAGAAGATTCAGGTCTTGAGGAATAATGCAACGTATGCACTCAAGATGGTCCTTCTAGGAACATTCAGACCTGATATCCAGTTTGATGTCGAAATACCACCATATAAGAAGGTAGAGATGCCGCCAGGTATGTCCTATTCCTCACTTCAAACGGAATTGAGGAGGGTATACCTGTTTGAGAAAGGTAATCCTAAGAGGCCTCCGGGCTTGACACCGGCTCGCCAAAGAGATATACTTATTCAGATTCTGGAAACCTTAGAGGAAAAGGAAGCAATGGTCTTCGCGGGCATGCTTCGAAAGGACCTAGGGGTACCAGGACTAACCGCCGAAGTCGCCGAGGAAGCATTCCCGGGACTGATGGCACAACCACTAAACTAGAGGAATAAATGTCAAAGAAGTCAAAATTCAACGCGCGTGGTGTTGGTATTAGTAAGCATGATATGGAAGAGTATGATGAGGACAATTCTCCTCGTCGCAGAGAACAGAACCGAAGGCGACCAGTCCGCAACTGGAAAAAGGCCTGGGATCACCACCAGACGGATTATGACGACCACGACGAATTCTTTGGTAAGTAATTCGCTCTAGAGTTGCACAGTAAACAGAGTATACAACCACTGGTTGCAGTAGAAAAAAATTCTCGCAACCAGTGGAAAATAGCAAAACTATTTCCCTCCAGACGGTTGACTTAGAGGACGCGGTGTCCTATAGTCTAAGCATGATCAAGACGCGCAAGAAACGCTCCGACCGTAAGCATATCGTGTACGTCCTAACTGTTGCAGGAAAGTCATACGTAGGTGTGACTTATGTGCACGATAACGACCCTAAAAAGTCGCTCCGTCGTCGCTGGCAGAAGCACGTTCGGCGTGCACTGACGGAAAACCGCAACTGGAAGTTGTGCGTTGCTATCCGTAAGTACGGTAAGGATAAATTCAGCACGGATATCGTCAAGGTCGTCCGAGGAAAGGCAACGGCGCATGAGGTCGAGCGGACGCTAATTCGCTCACTCAAACCCAAACTGAACACGGACGACCGCTAGAACCAATGCCTGGCACTACGTAGTCCTACTTAGTAGTGCCATGCGTTGGACGCATAGCAGGTATGCCAAAATAGTCCTTGTGTTCCATCCAGAAGTGTCCTATAGTCTAAGCATGATGAACGAAACGAGCAAAGCAATGACCGACAAACCCAACCTGATCCAAGTCAAGATCGTCCCGCCCCAGTCCAAGGCTGAGCAGAGGCGTATGGAACTCCTTCTTCTGGAGGACTTTGTGGCCAAGGGCAACACTGTCACTGAGCTGCCCGCGTCCAAGCGGCGCCGGCATGCCAAGACGTTCAAGAGGTAGTCCAAGGACGCCGACGTAACTATCAGACCTCCCTAAACAACTGGAACGAAAACACACATGGCATATATGTCTCAAGAGCGCAAACGCGCACTGGTCGCTGAGGCTAAGAAGGTCCTCAAGAAATACAACATGAAGGCGACCTTCAAGGTCCGTCATCATTCGACCATCGTTTGCACTATCAAGTCCGGCCCGCTCGATCTGATCGGCAATTCCGTAATCGACGCACACAAGACGCGTACCGGTTGTTTGGACGTAAACGTCTATCACTATCGCAATCACTTCTCCGGCAAGTGCCTGAAGTTCATTGATGCCCTGGTCAAGGCGCTCAATGCGGGCAACTGGGACAAGAGCGATGCGATGACTGACTATTTCAACGTCGGCTGGTATGTCGATCTGAATGTCGGCAAGTGGGACAAACCCTACGTCCTGACGGAGAAGTGAACACATGCACATGTCGGAACTGAAACGTGAAATTGGAGAATTGGTCGGCGACGCACTTTATGAAGGTGCGACGAATGATCAAGAGGTTATGGTATATGTAACCGATCGGTTGCAGGGAAAGTATCCTTGCAACGAGAGTAGCCTGGTCGCCAAAGAGGTGAAAAGGCTGCTGGCCGAGATGGCCGAAGTGATGTCAACTGAAAACTGAAACTGAAACAAGGAAACTAAAACACATGTCACGCAATACTGGTAAACGTCCTCACGAAATGACCCTGGAGCTGTTCGCGACCAAGGCTACCCTGACGCCGAAGGAGATCGACGACCACGTAAAGAATGGTCCCTATGCGGCCAAGCATATCTGGTTCCTGCGCAAGCACGGCCATGATATCTCGGTCAACAAGGACGGCCGCTCCGTGGTATCCTATACCTACAATGGCACGGTCGATCTGTCGATGATCAAGGCCAAGGCGCCGGCGAAGGCCAAGACCAAGGCTAAGGCGCCCGCTCCTGTGAAGGAGAAGGATGCCCCTGCTCCTGCGGCTAAGAAGTCCAAGAAGGTCGTAATGAAGAAGCCTAAGAAGGTTGTAGACGATGCGGTCGCAGTGAAGAGGCCCAAGAAGGTCGTAGACGATGCTGAGGCGGCTTTCGGCACGACTGGTGCGGTCTCCCATGCTGTTGACCCCGATTGGGATAAGGTCGACGTGTCTGATTTGGCACGAGAGTATGCAAGTCTCCGGTAGTGCCCGGAGTTATACTAGAAATTGATACTGCGGCCGGGGTGGATTCCACCCCGGCATTTTCCATAGGTGATAAATGATCTCACGTATAGCACGCAGAACACAAATGGTATGTAGTCAACAAGTGCGGGAGGCAGAAACTACCGCTTCAATGAATTCATCCTTTTGGTCATATTGGGTCCATATGGAAAATAAAGATTGGGTGAAATTTAATAGCCGATCTATAACTACAATTAAACGCAAACTAAGGGAATTGGTGAGTGATGCTTAATCTAGCTCCAAAGCACAGAGTTAGCATAAGTCTATTGAGCCCTATCGGATCAGAGATCGATTATAATTCTACCAAACTCCT